CGATCCGGCGCTGCCAGGGCAGGCTCAGCGGGCTCTCCACCACGCCCCGCCCGGAATAGGCGTGGACAAAGCTCGCCGCCGCGCCCAGGCCGCCCTGGATGCCCAGGTGCTTGGCCACCGCGCCGCCACGCATCCGGAAAAGCAGCAGATCCCCCGGCGCCGCCTCTGCGCGGGGCTTCTCCGCCAGATGCCGCGCCGCCGCCTGCCAAAGCAGCTCGGCCCCCTGGGGCTCGGCCCAGTCCATCGTATAGGGCGGCGGCAGCTCCGGCTCCGCACCGTAAAGCTCGCGCCAGACGCCGCGCACCAGCCCAAGGCAGTCACAGCCCGCCCCGCGCCGTGCCGCCTGGTGGACATAGGGCGTCCCCAGCCAGCCCCGCGCGGCCCTCAGCACCTCTGCGCCCCTGCCGCTCATCGCCGCGATCCGCCCCCGTTGGCGCCCCCGGCCTTGGGCACGGCCATCACCCAGTCCTCCCCCGGCAAGTCGGGGAAACCGCGAAAATTCAGCAGGTTGTCGAACTTCAGGCGGCAGGTCTCGGCGCGCCGGTCACAGCCCGCCGTCAGCCGCAACAGGGTGCCCTGCGCCACCTCGCCCCGAATCGGCGCCCAGAGCACCAGGCTGCGCCCCTCGGGCCCACTCCGGTCCTCCCGGATCAGCCCCTTCAGGCCCGCCGCCGGCCCCTCCAGCACCTCCAGCCAGCCCCCCGCGAACCAGCCCGCATCGAACCCCGCGATCTCGCCCCAGCTCAGCCGCTGACGATCCACCACCTCTTCCGCCGCCAACTCAAGCTGCATTCCCGGCGCCGCCAGATCGACCCCGCAGCCGGCATCCCCCAAAACGGCGGTGCAGGGCTTCTGATAGACCCGCCCGAGGGGCCTGTTCAGACCCTCCGTCAGGCCCCGCAGCTCGGCCCGGAAATGGCCCTCGGCGCGCAGAATCTCTCCCAGGGTGCCGCGAAACTGCACCTCCCGCTGCGCCGGATCGGCCCAGTTGACCAGCCAGGCGGTCACCTCGGCCCCGTCAAAGCGGCCCTGCTCGATTTCCGCCGCGCCGATGGCAGCATCGCTCAGGGCGCCCAGGGCCTCGCTGTTGTCCACCGCCAAGCCGGTGGACTGCACCAACGCCCGCGCCGCCAGCCCGCTCTCCGGGCGAAAGTCGATCCCCTCGAAGTGCAGCGGCCCATCGTGATCGGTGAAACCGTAGCGCCGCCCGTCGCGCCGCTCCAGCAGCCAGCAATGGCAGGTGGTCGTCTGACCGCCCGCCAGGTGGTCCTGCAGTCCGCGCGCCGCCGCCATCAGACCCGCAGCTCCACCACCGGCACGTCGGGCACCTGCCCCGCCTCGAAGCTCGCGACGGAGGCGATGATGCGGTCCGTGTCGAACCGCACCGGCACGTCGAACTCAAAGCCCGCCCGGATCTCCACCTCCGGGTCCGGCGGATGGGCGAAGGTCACCAGGCCAGTGTTGATCTCAACCTCGTAGTCCACGCCCTCGCGCAGCGCATCCTCGCCCAGGCCCACCCGAACGGTGCCCGCCACCGGCTTGCGGATCGGCCGGGCATAGGCATTGGGCCCCGAGCGGTAGGTCCGCGTCAGCTGCCAGACTGCCTCCACACCGTCGCCCATGCCGATCACCTCGTCGTCGAAGCGCGGATCAAGCCGCCCCGTCGAGGTCTTGAAGTCGGCCCAGTCCTTCCAGCGAAAGCCGTGCAGTTGGCCCATGCGGGCCTCGAAGAAGCCCAGCACCTCGCGCAGATCGTCGAGCGAGCGCATCGCCACCCCCGCATCGTAGCGCCGCCGCGAATGGGCCCAGGGCGTGTTGCGCTCCTCGAACCCGTTGGCCAGGGTCACCACCTCGGTGCGCCGCTGCGGCCCCCCGCTGGCCCCCAGGCTGAGCGAGGTGGGAAAGCGTACCTCGTGAAATGCCATCTGCCGCTCCTTCCGTGCCGTCTCAGCGATTGCGCGCGCCGGCGCTCAGGGCGCGGGCCATCTGGGCCGCGATCTGGCTGCGCGAGCGGGCAAAGCCCGCCACGTCCGGCGTGCTGATGTTCATGGTGACGGAGACGCCGCCACCGCCCGCGCCACGCACCCCCAGCTTGCCGTCCGCACCCCGGGCCAGCGGCAGGATCGCCTCCGGCCCGGCCTCCCCCATCAGCCCTGCGGCGCCGCCACGCAGGGCAAAGGGCGTTGGTCCGGCAACGATCCCGTCCCGCGCCAGCGGCATGACCCGCCCGCCGGAAAAGGCGCCGCCCTCGGCAAAGGGCAGGATCTCCTGCACCAGGCTGCCCACCCCCTGGGCCAGGGCCCCGCCGATGTGCCGCGTCACCGGCCGCATGGCCGCGCTGTAGGCCGTCTCCGAAAGGGACCGCGCCACGCCGCGCAGCGCCTCCGAGAGGCTCCGCCCCTCGAAGATCACCCCGTCAAAGGCCCGCCGCAGGCCGCGCCCCAGGCCCCGCTCCAGGGCCTTCACGTCGCGCCCCGTGGCCCCCAGGGTGCCGCCCATGCGGCGCAGCTCGCCATCGAAGCCCGCGACCAGCCGCCCGGTCTGCGCCAGGGTGCCGTTAAGCCCCTCGGCCTGGCTCTCCAGCCGCTCCAGATCCGCCTCATCCATCCTCTTTCTCTCCTTCCGCCCCGTCGGGGTAGGCCGCCATCAGGGCCGCCAGCCCCTCGCGCCGCAGGGCCCCGGGCGCCCCGGCCCGGCCCAGCATCAGGGACAGCTCCGCCGGGGTCAGGTCCCAAAAGGCCGCCGGGCTCAGCCCCAGACCGCCAAGGCCCGCGCGCATCAGATCGCCCCAGGCCAGCGGCGCCGCGCTCATTCCGGCACCGTGAAGGCCCGCGCCAACAGCGCCGCCGCCGCCCGCGCCGCCGCCAGCGGCCCGCCCTCGATCTCCGCCGCCAGAAGCGCCGCCTCCGCCATCGGTGCCCCGCCGCCCGAAAGCCCCGCCGAAAGCAGCGCCACCAGATCACCGCCGGAGAAGCGCCCCGCCTCGAAGCGTTCCGCCAGCTCCAGCAGCGAGCCCGCCCCGAGCCGGTCCTCCAGCGCCACCAGCGCTCCGAGGCTCAACCGCAGCACCCGCATCTCGCCGTCGATCACCAGGGAAACCTCGCCGCGCATCGGGTTCACCATGCTCAGACCTGCGGCTCTTCGATGACCTGCTCGGTCTCCGGCGTGAAGACGAGCATCCCCGCCGATTGCAGGCTCAGCTCATAGGTGGCCTCGCCATTGAGACTGCCCGCATAGTCCAGCGCCGCCACCTGGAAGGGCCCCTGCACCGCCCCGAAATCGGGGATCACGATGCGGAAATCCGGCGTCAGCCCGTCGAAGAAAAGCTGCCGCGCCCGCTCGTCCGTGTCCGCATCGCGAAAGACCCCGGCCCCGCTGATCGCGGCCGAGCGCACCCCCGCCCCCACCAGCAGCTCGCGCCAGCCGCCCTCGCTGTCGAGGGTGGTCACATCCACCGTCTCCGCGTTGAAACTAATCCGCGTGGCCCGCAGCCCCGCGATGGTCTCGAACTGCCCGTCGCTGGTCATGTCCACCTTGACCAGCAGATCCTTGCCTGCCTGAACCGCCATTCATCTTCTCCTGTCCATTGCGGCCCCGCTCCGGGGCCTCATTCATCCGAGACCCGCGCGCGAAAGCGCAGGTCGATCCGGCGGGCCGATTCCGCGTCAATCCGGCGCGCCCGCGCCCGGTCGAAACGCAGGCTCACCAGGTGCCCCCGGCTCAGGCTCAGCGCCGCCCCCGAGAGGGCATCGCAGAGAGCCCCGGCCACCGCCTTGGCCGTGCCGAACCCCGGCTGGCTGGTGATGACCGAGAGGGTGATCCGGTGCACCGCCCCGCGCCCCGTCCCGTCCGAGGCGTCCAGCACCTCCTCGCTGCCCAGCCGCACGTAGACCGGCGGCAGCGAGCCGGCGGGGACGGCATCGTAGATGGCGCTCCCCACCAGGGCCGAGAGGGCCGCGTCCCCCATCAGGTGGCCGTAGATCGCGCTCTGCAGGGCGCCCGCCTGGCCATAGCTCATACGACCTCCTCCTCGACGACGTGGCAGACCAGGTAGCGGCCCGCCGCATCCCGCTCGGCCACCGCCTCGATGGCAAAGGTGCGCGCCCCGTCCCGGAAGCGCTGCTGCGGCCTCGGCCGCGCGGCACTGCCCCAGGGCGCCCCGCGCACCGTGATCCGGTGGCTCACCCGGCTGATCGGCGCCCCGCCCTGAGCCGTTTCGCGCCCGCTGCGGGCCTCGATCCGCGCCCAGAGGGTGCCCAGCACCTGCCAGCCCTCCTCAAAGCCGCCCGCCCCGTCGGCCACCCGCGCGGGCGCCTCCAGCACCAGCGCCCGGTTCAGCTCCGGCGCGCTCACGGCGCAAACCCCAGCCGCAGCGCCCGGTGCCGGTCGATCAGGCTGGAGACCCCGAAGGGCATGCAGCCGCCGCTCAGGCCCGCCGAATGGCGGAACTCGTAGTAGTGGGCGGCCAGCATCAGCACCGCCTGAGCCAGGTCGCGCGGCAGGTCGCCCCAGCCCGCGCCAAAGCCCGCCTCGAAATGGAGGCGCACCTGCCCCTCCGCGGGCACCGCGGGCAGGCTGCCGCCCCGGGCCCGCAGCACCGGCCGCTGGGCATCCTGCTCCAGCCAGTAGCCCGCCGGGTCCGCCTCCACCTCGCTGCCGTCGCCCGCCACCTGCACAAGCCGCGTCAGCGCCACCACCGGCGCCAGCGGCAGCACCTGCCGCGCGGGGTCGCGCCAGCCCTGCACCGAGAGGGTGAAATTCCGCCTCAGCAGGGCCTTGCCGGTGCGCCCCTCGATGGCCGCCAGGGCCGCCCGCAGAAAGGACACAAGCAGCCCCTCCTGCAGGTCCACCGTGTCGAACCCGCTGCCCAGCCGCAGGTGCGCTTTGAAGGGCTCCAGCGGCAGCACCGCGTCGGGCACCTCTGTCACTTCGCTCAGGATCATCGTGTCTCTCCCTTGGCCCCCGCGCACCCGGACGCGCGGCCCCCGCCCCGCTCGGTCAGAGGGGAGCAGCTAGGCGGTGCGGGGGCGCGCGCCCGAACCGGGGCCAGATCACCCCGGCCCCGGCATCCGGCCACGGCCCCTAGGCCTGGCCGAACTTCAGCAGCTTGATCGCGGCAAAGTCGCTCACGTCGCCGCCCACCCGCTTGGTGGCGTAGAAAAGCACGTGCGGCTTGGCGCTGAAGGGATCGCGCAGGATGCGCAGATCGGGCCGCTCCGCCACGGTATAGCCGGCGCGGAAATCGCCGAAGGCCAGGGCAAAGCTGTCGGTCGCCACGTCCGGCATGTCCTCGGCCACCAGCACCGGGTAGCCCATGAGCTGCGCAGGCTCCCCCGCCGCCAGCCCGTCGGACCAGAGGAAGCGGCCATCGGCATCCTTCAGTTTGCGGATGCGTCCCGCCGTCTTGGAGTTCATCACGAAGGCCGCGTTGGCCCGGTAGGGCGCCGCCAGGGCATAGACCAGGTCCACGATGTCGTCCGCACTGAGGTCCCCGGCCAGGCCCGTCGCGCGGTAGCCCAGGCTGCCCCAGGCCCAGCTGCCGTTCTCGACCTTGGGGTGGTCCATGAAGCCGCGCGGCTTGTCCACCCCGTCGCCCGAGATAAAGGCCATGGCCTCGGCCCGCGCGAACTTGTCCGCGATCCGGCCCGCCAGCCAGCCCTCGATGTCGAAGGCGCTGTCGTCCAGCAGCCGCTGCGAGGCTTTCGGCAGGGCGCTCAGCTCGTGCAGCGGAATGGTGATCCGGTCGATCTGCGGCGTGTCCGTCTCGGCCTGCGGCCCGGCCTCGGTGGACCAGCCGGCCCCCACGTCCGTATGGTCCACCAGAACAT